ATGCACGCCAGACGAAGCGGAAACTCCAGCAGGACTTCACCGGAGACAATGCCGGCAGTGTCCTGGTTATGACTGGTCCATTCAAGGTCGAGCAGGTGAGCCACAAACCGAGTGAGATGGCATTCGATGAGATTCGACGGAAGCCAGAAGAGCGCGTGTGTGCCGCTCTCGGTTTGAATCCGCTCGTCCTGCAGCTCGGCAGCGGTCTCGAGCGTGCGACCTATTCCAACCTCGAGCAGGCTACACGCTCGGCATGGACCGACGGAATGATTCCGCTTATGCGTCAGATGGCGGAAGCACTTACCATCGCGCTCCTGCCTGACTACGAAGAAACGCAACCAGGCGATTATCTCGAGTTTGATGTGTCCACTGTGCCATCACTTCAGGCTGACCTGAACGAGGATGCTGAGCGTGCTGAGCGACTCTACAAGGCTGGTATCGTGGACCTCGCCACAGCCAAGCGTGTCGCTGGTGTCACGCCTTCGGACGACGACGAGGGCTATTACCATCCGACGGCTGTCCCTGTGCAGATCGGCGGACAGGAACTGCTGGTTCCTGACACAGCGCCTGTTTCGACGGCACGAACAGCTGATGAAACAGCGAAACTTGTCGGGGCTGCCGGCGCTTTGATTCGTGCTGGATTCGAGCCAGAAGCGGCACTCCAGGCTGTTGGTCTGAACTCTATCCAGCACCTTGGCCTGCTACCTGTCACGGTGCGCGAAGAGACCAAAGCGTTCGACAATGAATCCGAATCCGGGCTGAAGTTCATCCCGTCGAAGGACATGAAGGAAGAAGCGCAACGCGCCATCGAATGGCGCGACGCTGGTCACGATGGCGGAACAGCTGTCGCATGGGCGAGAGCGAACCAGATTCTGAACGGCGAAAAACTCAGCGAGTCGACTGTCCTTCGCATGTATTCCTTTTTTAGACGTCACGAAGTAGACAAGGAAGCGGAAGGATTCCGACCAGGCGAGGAAGGTTATCCATCCGCAGGACGTGTCGCATGGGCAGCATGGGGTGGCGATGCTGGATATCGCTGGGCTACAGCTGCACGGAAGGAAATCCTGAAGCGCATGGCGCCGAAGGAGAATGGTAAGTCATACCATCCGTACTATGGTTACGAGCTGACAGAAGCCGATGCCTGACATCTATCAAGTCAATGAGCGGTATCGGAACCGGCTCCGTGCTCGCGAAGATTCCGCGCTTGCTGAGATGCGAAGGGCGTACAGTGTCCTGCAAGCAGACAACCTCCAGCGCCTCGAGGATTTGACACAGGCCATCGAGGAAGCACAGGCAGCAGGCGAAGATACAACGGCGCTCAATGACTTCCAAGTGCGACTCGCTGCACTCAATGAGCAGATGGCGAGACAGGTCTCCGAGTTTGCACCGCGAGCGACCGACATCGCCAGCAACGGACAGCGGAACGCGATTCAGCTGTCTCTCGACATGCAGGAGGACCTCGTTCGCGCTGTCGCTGGTATTCCTGATTCTGTGAGCATGACCATCGATCTCAACTGGAACAGACTACCAGTCGAAGCCATCACGAACGTGGTCGGATTTGCCGCTGATGGTTCACAGCTGGCGTCACTCTATGAAGCCATCGGACCATTCGCACGCGACCATGTCACGATAGGCGTGGCTCAGGGAATGAATCCTCTACAGGTCGCTCGACGCATGGCGAGGACGTATGAGACGCTGGCACCATCGCGAGCTGCAACCATCGCACGAACGGAGATGATTCGAGCCAATCGCGAAGCACAGCGACAGACATTCGAGGCGAATTTATCTATCGTTCGTGGCTGGTCTCGCGTGTCTGCTGGTGATGTGAACGTGTGTCCCGTATGCTGGGCGCTACATGGCGAACCGAATCCTGTTGCAACAATCGTTCCATCGCATCCAAACTGTAGGTGTACGATAGTCCCAATCACTCCGACATATGCCGAACTTGCTGGGCTTGACCCGGACGCATTCGACGAGGTGCCGGAACTGCCGACACGCGATGAGCAGTTTATGATGCTGACAGAAGAACAGCGTCGACAGGTGCTCGGACCTGCGCGGTATAGGATGTGGGAAACGGGAACATCATTGTCGGACTTTGGTAAGGTCGTTCCAAATGACCTATGGGGTCCACAGGCTGTGGTTGTTCCACTGAGGGATTTATAAATGCAGACACTGGTGAACTGGGGAAGTGCGATCAAAGCGGACGATTCCGGTCGTGTGCGTGGATACCTGGTACGCTTCGGCGGACAGGACCTCGAGGGCGATTTCTTCACAAAGGAGACCGACTTCGGTCGACCGATGAAGTCAGGTGATCGTGTTCCGATGAACCTCTACTATCATCACGGACAGGACCGAACAATCGGGAAGTCGCGCATCGGTACAGGCTACATCACCATGGACGACAAGGGTCTCTGGTACGAAGCTCAAATCGAAATGGCTGACGAGTATCAGAAGATGATTGCCGATCTCGCGAAGTCTGGCAAACTTGGATATTCCTCCGGTGCCACAGGTCACATGGTCGAGCGCAAGAAGTCTGCTGATGGACGGTATGAAATCACTCGATGGCCAATCGGTGAGGCATCGCTTACACCGACACCAGCCGAACCAATGAACATGGTTAAGTCGCTAAAGGACATGTATGGCGAGATGGATGGAGAAGGCATGGAAGAGGAAGAGATGATTATCCCTGTCGCGCCAGGAGAAGACGTGTCGACATTCGTCGAATCGGTCTATGGCGATCTCGACAAGGAGATGGTCCACGAAGGACTCCAAGCACTCTACGAACGTCTGTGTGCAGGTGTTACAGCTGCATATGACAGTGGACTCGGCAGCGGACATGTGGATGCAATCATCGACGCATTCGCCAGCCGTGCGAAGGAACTGAACAGCAAAGTGAAGGACCCGGCAGCGGAAGCACAAAGCCTCAAGGCTATGCTCGAGCGTCCTATGTCCATCCGAGAAGTGGAGCGACGTCTGCGGGATGCAGTGCGTCTTTCCAGGGCTGAATCGACAAGATTCGCCAAAGCCATCTGGGCTGAGCTTGGGGAGCAAGCGGTCGAGACGGAACAAACCATCGTCGAATACTCGAGCGACATCGAGGATGCAAAGTCTGCACTCCTCCGTGAGCTCATGATCTTGGAGTTAAGTCAATGACAATCGAACAACTCGAAGCACAGCGCCAGTCTACTATCGCTGCTGCTAAAGAAGTACTCATCAACGGTGGAGACATGGCTGAAGCCAATCGCCTCCATGCAAATGCAAAGTCTCTCTCTGAGCGCATCGATATGCTCAAGGAGTTTGGCAACGTGCCTGCGCCAGTCGCATCCGAAGCACCAAAGTCCGAGCCATGGAAGTCCGGTGGAGTCACAAAGAATCCATTCCCAGGCACTCGCGACGAGGCAAATTATAAGGCCTACGCCTTCGGACAGTGGGTCCGTGGAACTGTTCTCGGAAATGCCAAAGCAGCAAAGTGGTGTGCTGAAAATGGCATCAAGTCGCAGGTCGAAGGAACCGACGCAAACGGTGGATACACTGTTCCAGACATCGTTTCGTCCAGCCTGATCTGGCTTCGCAACGAATATGGTGTAGCACGCCGCTACAGCCGCATCTATCCGATGACCAGTGACACGTTGAATGTCCCGAATGCAAGCACTTCGACAACGACTTACTATCCGAACGAAGCGTCTGCAATCACTGCATCCGACATCACGTTCTCTCAGGTTCAGCTGCTCGCGAAGAAACTCGCCATCCTGACCATCGTGTCCAAGGAACTGAACGAGGATACCGTCATCGATTTCGGTGCTGCTTTGGCACAGGATTTCGCATACGGTCTCGCACAGGCTGAAGACTTGGCTGCATTCCAGGGTGACGGTACTTCCACCTATGGCTCCATCACTGGAATCATGCCTCGCATCAAGGCTCTCTCAGGAACCTTCTCGAGCATTGCATCCATGGTTGTTGGACCATCTGGTTCACAGACCAACCTGTCCAGCTTCACGCTCGCGAACTGGCAAAGCATGGTCGCGAAGTTACCACAGTATGCAACCGCTCCACGCTGGTACATGCATAAAAGCGTGTTCTACAACGGCTGTGCTGACAAGCTGATTGCACTCGGTGGAAACTCCATCATGGACATTCAGAACGCATACGGTCCAGAACCGACTCTATTCGGCATTCCGATTTCGTTCGTCCAGAACATGCCATCGGCAACTGGTGTGAGCAAGACACTTGCAGTTCTTGGAGACCTCTCCAAGGGTGTCGCGTTCGGCGATCGTCGTGGCGTCACGGTCGAAGTTTCCGACCAGGTGAAGTTCATCGAAGATGCTCTTACGTTCAAGGCAACCGAGCGCTATGCGTTCAACTGTTTTGACGTCGGAAACGTCACCGCAACCGTCGCCGATCAGGTCGCTGGTTCGCTCGTTGTTCTTCAGGCTGCCGCTTCGTAGGCTGTCTGACTCTCGCAGTCAAGGGGAGCGGGATACCATTCCCGTTCCCTTTTTGTTTTATAGGAATCGCTCATGCCACTCACACGGACTCAAGCACTTGAACGCCTCGCATGGATGGTCGCAAGCGACCAATATCCACAGCTCGATTCGACTGCACTTCAGCAGCTCATCGATGACCACGCACGCTGGTCTGTCTGGACTGCTTCCACAGCCTACGTCGTTGGCGACATCGTGATTCCAACCGTGGCGAATGGTCGACTCTACCAGTGCGTTATCGCTGGGACTTCTGATTCAACTGAGCCACAGTTTCCGCAATGGACACAAACGCTCGGATATACAGTAAATGACGGAAGCGGTGACCTCCTGTGGCAGGACATCGGTACTGCCAATACAGAACGATATGACATTCGTGCAGCTGCACGACAGGGATGGATTCGCAAAGCATCCAGCATTACACATCTCATCGATGTGAAGGATGGTCAAGTCGATGCGAAGATGTCCGCGCTTCGTGAACAATGTCTTGACCAGGCGAAGCGTTATTCGCCAATGGTGTTCGTATGATTCCGCCGGCATACGCTTCGGCGCTCAAGAACGCCATTCAGGCATATGCATACGGTGACCGTGTGCAGATCTGGCGAAACGTGAACCAGCCTGACGGTATCGGAGGCATCAGCCAGCACTGGATACAGGTCGCTGAGATTCGCGCCACAATCGCGAACACAGGAGATACTGAGGGCATTGTCGGAGGCATGATTGAGCAGGCTGGCACATGGACGCTCACCTGTTCGCCTGATGTCGAGATAAAGGCAGATGACCGAATCTATACCAGCGGGAATCCACAGAACCTCGCGCCATACTACGAAGTTATCGGAAGCGATTGGGGCCACACGAATCAGGTGAGCCAGACCATCGCTCTCCGCTCACGCTCAAACGGTTAACTGACTGCGTGATGCGAGATGCGTCAGTGTGCCACCATATTAGAGTGAAGATGTATTGTGGAGTGATGGCATGACAGTAGAGGTCGTTGTAGCGCTAGTTGGACAGCTCGTCCT